AAAGATACCACTCTAGACCTCTTTCACTTTACAGGAAACGAGGACATAATAGAAAGCAATAGATTACTTTGGATTGAAGGAGATAGAATTCACTTTAAATTTGAGGAAATCACTAAAGGAGAAATGAAATGGCAATAAGTTTTAATCAAGCCAAGGGCGAAGCCCAAAAAAATAAAATTGATAGTTATCAGTATGTAGAAGGTGATAACAAAATCAGGATGGTCGGTGACATGTTACCAAGATATGTGTACTGGCTAAAAGGAGAAAATGGTAAAAATTTACCTTTTGAGTGTTTGTCGTTCGACAGAAACACCGAAGCATTTACTAATGTTGAAAAAGATTGGGTAAGAGAGTATCATCCAGAGCTTAAATGCGGATGGTCTTATGCAATCCAATGTATTCACGATGGTAAAGTCAAAGTCTTAAATCTTAAGAAAAAACTACTAGAACAAGTAATGGTAGCCGCGGAAGACCTCGGAGACCCAACTGACCCTGAAACAGGGTGGGATGTATGCTTCAAAAGAGTTAAAACAGGACCGATGGCTTACAATGTTGAGTATCAATTACAAGCATTAAAATGCAAACCAAGACCTCTAACTGAAGATGAGCAGTCTCTAGTAACAGACCTTAAGTCTATGGATGAAATCTTAACAAGACCAACTCCAGACGCACAGAAAGAGCTTCTCGATAGATTAAGAGAAGGGGCAGATAATTCAACACCTGATGAATCAATCAGCGACGAATTTGACATCAAGTAAGGAGTAATTATGTTTAAACCACGAATGACAAGTATTGGGGACTCGTTCCCTCATTTTACACTACAAGGTGTAGACAAGGATAACAACTTTATAGAGGTTTCTGTATCGAAAGAATATGAACCTTTAAAGCATGATTACACAGTAATCTACTTTTATCCTAAAGACTTTACTTTCATATGCCCGACAGAAATCGCGGCAATGGATATGTTAGTAGATGAAGCAAATGTTATTGGTATAAGTGGTGACAATGAGTTCTGTAAATTAGCTTGGAAACAATCTAATGAACTCATTGGAAACATACAACACTCGTTAGCCGCAGATTGCGGTATGGGACTTGCTTCTAATCTAGGAATAGTAAATGAAGAAGTAGGAGTATGTTACAGAGCTACTTATATTATTGATAAGAACAGCGTAATACAACATATTAGTGTTAATTCATTAGATACAGGTAGAAATGCGAAAGAAGTACTTAGAACTTTACAAGCAATTAAAGCTGGTGGTCTCACTGGCTGCGCTTGGGAAGAGGGAGAAGATTTCGTAGGATGATTCTATTTACAGCAGATTGGCATATTAAACTTGGGCAGAAAAATGTACCTATAGCATGGGCGTGTGCTCGTTATAAAATGTTTTTTGAACAAGTTTATGAACTTGAAAAGGATGTAAATTTGCACATCATTGGTGGGGACTTGTTTGACCGAGTCCCCAGCATGGATGAATTAAGTCTTTACTTTGACTTTGTAAAGGGCGTTACAGTACGAACAATTATCTTCGATGGAAACCACGAAGCAACTCGCAAAAACAAGACTTTCTTTACAAATTTAAAAAAGGTAACATCAAGTATTAACCCACTTGTAGAAGTAATAGACAGCACATATTATGAAGAAGATTGGGCAATATTACCTTATGCAGACTTACATAAAAAGAAGAGCATAGAAATGATGGATACTTATTATTTATTTACTCATGTTCGTGGAGAGATACCTCCTCATGTACAACCTGAAGTAGACTTAGATAGGTTTAATAAATTCAAGTATGTATTCGCAGGAGATTTACATGCACATGAAAATACACAAAAGAACATAATATATCCTGGTAGTCCTATGACTACAAGTTTTCATAGAAACTTAGTAAAAACAGGATACTTACTAATAGATGATAGTACACATCATTTTGACGAAGACTGGAAGTGGACTTGGCATCAGTTTGACCTTCCTCAGTTATTAAGAAAAACAGTAGAAACAGAAGATGAAATGGTACAAACAGACTTTCACCATACTATCTATGAAATAGAAGGAGATGTATCAGATTTAAGTAATGTTAAAAATAGTGAATTACTTGATAAGAAAGTCATACGAAGAAAAACAGAAGCAACTTTAGTATTAGATAAAGAAATGTCAATGGAAGAAGAACTTAATGAGTATTTAAGTTACATACTAGAGTTAAATGAAGATAAAGTTAAAAATATTTTAGGAGTGTTTAGTGATTACGCTAAAGAAGTTGCAGTGGAGTAATTGTTTTAGTTATGGTTCAGATAACGAATTAGACTTAACAGAAAGTATAGTTACTCAATTAGTTGGTACAAATGGTACTGGTAAGTCCTCTATACCTCTCATTTTAGAGGAAGTTCTTTTTAATAAAAACTCAAAAGGAATTAAAAAAGCAGATATACCAAATCGTGAAGTCAATAATGGCTATGATATATCTTTGTCTTTTGATGTAGTGGATGATGAGTATAAAGTTGACGTAGTTCGTAGAGGTAATATAAAAGTAAAACTCTATAAAAATGAAGAGGATATATCAAGCCACACAGCTACAAATACATATAAAACATTAGAAGAAATTATTGGAATTGACCATAAAACTTTTAGTCAGATTGTATATCAAAATACTAATGCATCTTTGCAGTTTCTTACTGCTACTGATACAAATAGAAAAAGATTCTTAATAGATTTATTGCAGTTAGATAACTATGTAAAATATTTTGAAGTATTCAAAGACTTGGCAAGAACTGTTGGCTCAGAAGCTAACATAGTACAAGGTAAAATTGATACAATAAATAAATGGTTGTTAGATAATAAAATGGAAGATACATCACTATTATCGAAAATCGATTTACCATTTGTCTCGGAAGAAGATGACAAAACTTTACGTTCTCTTATGATAGAATATGAAAATATCTCCGAAATCAATAAAAAAATTAATAAAAACAATTTTACAAGAGAACAGCTAAGTGAAATCGACCTAGACTCTTACAAAAAACAATTAGTGGAATATAATCAAGAAATTAATATTGCTCCACTAAATAAGGAAATAACTTTAAGTAAATACAAATTAAATGAACATAGAAGTTCTTTAGAAGAATACCAAACTATGAAGGGAGAATGTCCTACTTGCCACCAAGATATTGATGAAGATTTTGTAAAAGAAAAAATAGAGTATCATTCTACAAGAGTGACTCATTATGAAGAAGTTATAGAAACTCTGACTCAGGAAAAAGTAGAAGGGAATAAAGTTAATAAAATAATAATTGTAGCAAAAAGAAAAATCGAAGACTGGGAAGATTTATTTAGAGATTTAAACAGAGAACTTCCTATAAAAATACTGGATGCTGGAGAGCTAGAAGAAAAGATTAAGCAGTTACAAACCAAAATTAGAGAGAATAGGGAAGCCTGGGAAGACGTAGCGGCAGAGAATGAAAGAATAGAAAGACATAATACTCGTATTTCAATCATAGAAGAACAACAACAAGATTTTGAAGACCAATTAAGCAGTCTAATAGAAGAAATTACTGATATAGAAGAAAGATTAGGTCATATAGAGATATTGAAAAAAGCATTTAGCACTAATGGACTACTTGCTTATAAAATAGAAAATTTAGTGAAAGACTTGGAAGAACTTACTAATGAATACTTGGCAGAACTATCTGATGGTAGGTTCAGTTTAGAATTTGTAGTACTCAATGATAAACTAAATGTAGAAATAGATGACAATGGAAAACCAGTAGACATACTAGCTCTTAGTGCAGGGGAACTTGCCAGAGTGAATACAGCTACTCTACTTGCTATAAGGAAACTTATGAGTAGTATTTCTAAGTCAAGGATAAATGTACTATTCTTAGACGAAGTAACAAATGTGTTAGATGAACTAGGAAAAGAAAAATTAGTAGAAATATTATTAAGAGAGGAAAATTTGAATACTTATATAGTATCACACGGTTGGACACACCCACTATTGTCCAAAATCGAAGTAATAAAAGAAGATAAGGTTAGTCATT